CCACCTGAGAACGCATCGGTGGTGAACATCATGATTGGCAGTCTCGGTGCCGCGTGGTTGGCCGTGATGAACTACTACTTCGGCTCTTCTTCCGGTAGCGCACGGAAGACGGACCTGCTATACAAGAGCACTCCGCAGTCGTGAGACAGCCGGAACTGAGAAGCCCAGGGCAGCCCCCTGGGCTTCTTGCTGCCTACTTCGCCACCGCCTGCCGCATCAACTCGCCACGGTTGTGCTCCCTGAAGTCCATCCAGGCATCGGCCAGGAACACGGCGTAACCGTCCGACTCACCCTTCCCCTTGGCCTTGTGGAAGGCAGTGTCCCAGCTATCCCACAGCTCCAGCTTGAGCTGCTTGAACAGGTCAGACATGATCGTATCGCGTGGGGTTGTCATGCAGCACCTCGTAGCTTGGCCATTCGTCGTATGCCGTCGAACAGGGCCTTCTGCCCGGCGTCCTTGATGTGGAGAGCGTTGGCGATCACCTCGTCGATGGTGTTCTCGGCGATGATGCGGTAGATGTAAACGTGGTCGAACGGGTTGCCAGAGCGGAACACGCGGTCATTGAACTGCTCGTAAAGTTCCAGGTTCCAGGTGAGGCTGAACCAGCATACGTGCTGTGCCTTCTCCTGCATGTTGAGCCCATGGCCCAGCGAGGCCGCGTGGGCGAATAGGATGGGCACCTCGCCACGGTTCCACCTCGCCTCCAGCTCAGTGAACTGCTTCATGTTGTAGTCACACGCGAAGGTGCCGTCCTTGAACGCCGTGCGCAGCCGGTCGAGGTCATGCTCGAACTCGTAGGCCACGAGCAGGGGCTGGCCCTGCAACTCATCCACCAGGTCGCGCAGAGCATTGACCTTCTCGCTGTGGAGGTGCTTGAACTCGCGCTTGGCTTTGGCCTTGCGCAGTCCAGAGGGCAGCAGCTCGGTGTCCAGGAACACGCCCCCGTTGGCGATCTGGTGCAGCTTCGTGCTCTTGGCGGCAGCGTTCACCGCCGTTACCGTGCGGTCGTCGAGCCCAGCGATGAAGACCTTCTCCATCGTGGCGTAGACTTCCATCGCCTCAACGGGGAGCTGGACTTGGATGTCGGTCTCGACGAGCTTCGGCATGTTGGCCAGCAGCTCACGACCCTGGCGTAGGCACAGCGGCTCGATGCGCTCGTAGACGAGGTCTGCCGCGCCCTCCTGCAGCGTCCAGTTGTAGCCGTATTTGTCGGGGTAGAAGTAGGTCTCGCGGAAGTGCGTGATGTAGCGCCCCAGCGCGTTGCCCATATCGAGCACATACATCTGCCCGAAGAGATCCATGAGCCCGTTGGCTGAAGGAGAGCCAGTCAGCCCCCACCGTCTGCCGAAGGTGTGGAGCACCTCCTTGAGCGCCTTGAAGCGCCCCGTGGTGTGGTGCTTGAACTTCGACAGCTCATCGACCACCAGCACGTCGAAGCCCAGAGCCTTCCAGCGCTTCATACCCACGCCCACGCTGAGCCGGTTGCCGCGCTTCGTCTTCGTCGTGCCGAGAAGCCAGTCCAGACCCTCCGGGTTGATGAGGTAGATGTCAGCCTCACGCTTGAGGGCCTCGTCCTTGTCAGGCCCATGCAGGATCTCGTAGGTGAGGTGGTTGAAGTCCAGCCACTTCTTGATCTCGTTGGGCCAGACCGTGTAGCACGGGCGCAGCGGAGCGATGACGAGGGCCTTGCGGATGATGCCGCGCTTCTTCAAGAACGTGAGAGCCGCGAGGGTCGCGGATGTCTTTCTAAGGCCTGGGTCAAGCAGCAGCCCAGCACAAGCGTGCTCAAGCAAGAACCTAACGGACACGAGCTGATAGTCGAGCGGCGTCCATGGCCTTGCGGATGTGGTTGAGGGCATCGTCTGCGTCATCGCACACCACCACGTCGTAGCCGAGCAGCCTGAGAATCTTGTGGTCCTGGCGCTGTAGCGGATCGGGCTTCTCGCCCACCTTCTTGAACTCGATCAGCAGGGGCCTGCCGCCCGGTATCAGGAACAGCCGATCCGGCTTGCCCCGCTGCCCCGCCCCCGCCAGCTTGTAGTTCGCCACCCCCAGCTCGCCCAGCGCTCTCGCGCAGGCCCTTCTCTCGACAGTTGATTCGAGCATGAGCAGCCCCCTCCGGTGGGCACAAGACGCAGTAGAAGTTGGACGACAGATAGCCGGGGTAGATGACGTGGTAGAACGGGGCGCCCAGCTCGATGGGCAGGCCGCACCCCTTGCAGTCGTGGCGCTCCCTGGCGCGGTAGAGTCGGCACATGCCGTAGATGGTCATGGCTGGCACACGAAAAGACGCTCGATCATCTCGTGGGATGTGCCCGACTTTCGCAGACCGTCAGTTATACGCCGATCCCATATCTTCTTAAACTCTTTCGGAGCTTGGAACTCTGAAACGAAAACTCTCGACCCACACTCGGCTTTTTTGATGCACCACTCGAAAAATGCAGCGCTATCAAAGTCGGACGCAGACCCGCACCTAGTAGTCCCCTTGTAGGGGGGATCGCAGTAAATGACGTCGGCCTTTCCGAACGGCTCATCACGATACGTGCTGTGCGCAAGCGCAACGTGGCGTAGAAGGTCAGCCTGCTTTAGAAGAGATCTGTGAGCATTGCCCGCATAGTTGCGGGTGCCAGATCGAGCATACCCACCGAAGAACTTGCCGCCGAAAGAGCAACCATACCCAATGAAGGCGCGAAGCGCGGATGGCTCGGCCAGCTTGGCCTCGGCGTATTCCTGCTCTGTAACTGAGGTGGGGGGAACCCACCCACCCTTCACGGCGTTTAGAAGCATGATGATGTTGGGGTCTAGGTCGCTACCATAGCGCGTGAAGTGTGCAAGCTCAGGTCTGCAGATGACATTAGCTGCACCCACGAAGGGCTCCCAATAGGTCTCACCACTTGAGCACGCCGCTATGATCTCGGCTATATCCTTTGCTACCGCGAACTTTCCACCGTTGTATCGCATCCAGGCTCCTCAGTATTCGCATGGTCCGTTGTTGCACTTCGAGAAGAAGCAGCCCTTAAATGTCCCGCTCTTGTTCGGTCCGCAATACCAGCCAGGCCGAGGGGCGAACACGGTGTCGTTGAGCATGGGGAACGACTCGCGCACCCACCACGACTGCATGTCGGCCAGCTCACTGCGCTCGTAGAAGTCCCGCGCCGTGGCCTCGGGTCCGATGTCGATATACCACAGCTCACACTCTACCTTGTCAACATCGGCGAACTCAGGACGGAGCATGCAGGCCATGGCGTAGAAGCTGAGCTGGCCCTTGTGGTCGTCGTAGACCTTCCCCGTCTTGTAGTCGATGACGGTCAACACCTTCTTACCGCGCACGATGCGGACGTAGAAGGCGTCGAGCTTGAGCCGCACCCACGCATCAGCGGCTTTCCAGTCCGTTACCTGCCAGCCCTCCGTGAAGGCCCACTCGTCCTCGGTGTGAACCTCGTCGCCGTTCTTCACCAGCTTGAAGAACTCCTTCTTGAACTTGATGAGCGACTCAGGCAGCCGGGCCTGCTTCTCCTTCACGAACAGCTCAGCCTCCTTGTGGATGGCATTGCCGCGATCCATGGCCGGAGAGCCAGGCTCCTTGATGTGGTCGATCTTCGAGAACTTCACCTTGCGGGGGCACTGCTTGTAATTCTTGAGCGTGCTGTAGCTCCACTGTTTGAGAAGACCGTTCATAGAGCACACGCTTTGCGCTGGGCTTCCTCGATGCGCTCTCTAGCAATCTCGAAGTAACCCTCATCCATCTCGAACCCGATGAACCGACGCCCGGTGTTAGCGCATCCTACACCAGTAGTTCCGCTGCCCATGCAGTTGTCCAGCACCGTCTCGCCCTCTTGGGTGTAGGTTCGAATCAGGTATTCCATGAGGGCTACGGGCTTTTGGGTGGGGTGGCGTCCAACCTCGCGTGCGAAGGGCTGAACGCTGCTCGGGTGCCTTGTGTCGGGGTCACGCTTGGCGGTATCTACGGACAGCGCCCCATTGATGTATTCGCCGCCAGTCCGACTGGCGTATGACCGCGACAGAACCATCGCCTTGCCAGCGGCGCTTCGCTCTTGCCGGATAGGGTGGAAGGCGGGCGCAGCCTCCGAAAAAACTAAAACCGATTCATGCTCCTTGAACGGGGCGTGTTTCAGGTTGGCGAAGTTAGACCCGCAATTCTTCTTCCAAACCCACTCATGCCGGAACATGCGCGGCTGGCTCATAACGAGCGCACTGGTAAACGGCTGGCTCGCCGTCAACACAATCGCCGCGTTCCGCTTCGCAATGCGCCTGTAGTGCGCCCACAGCGGCTCAAACGGGATCACCGTGTCCCACTTGCATGCCGTGGTGCCGTAGGGCAAGTCACACAGGATCATGTCCACTGACCCGTCTGGTATGTCCTGCATCAACTCCAGGCAATTGCCGCACCCAATGATCGCGCTGCCAACTATCATGCGAGCACCTTTCCTTTAGGGCCTACCTTGCAGATATGTACTACGTTGCCTGGCCCTACGAGTTTGTAAACTCCACCAAACTCTTTCCAGTGCAGCTCCGTTGTCCCGCAGCGGTTACAAGTAACAATCTGACACGCTACGGGAACTCTCGGCGAGCTTGGTGAAAATTTGTATTTGTCAAACTCATCAAAGTCGATCACAACACCACCCCCTCTTTGTCATAGGGCCGAAGCTCGGCCCAGTTGGTTGCGGACATCTTGCCCTCACTCAGCATCGGCACCTCGAACCCAGCCAGCTCCATAGCCTCGCGCATGATCTCCATTCCCTGCACGGCATCGCCAGCGGGCACGGCACCGAGCAGCTCATCGTGGACCTGGAGCAGCAGCCGATGGCCCTTGGGCTTCGAATTGTAGTAGCGAATCATGGCTTCTTTAGTGCAGTCTGCAGCGGAGCCCTGCACCAGCACATTGAGCATCTTATAGCTGAACTCTCTGATCTGCCCGTCGATCATCTTGGGCGGCTCACAGTGGTAGCGTCTTCCGCCCCACGTTCGCAGCGCCTGGTTGTTGGCTGCCAACTCCTTCAGCCCGTTGATCAGCTCACGCAGGCCTGGGTAGATGGACAGCACCGCGTGCTTCGCGGAACGGGCTTCCTCGGTCTCGCAACCCGCCTTCTGCGCCATGAGCGCCACGCCCATACCGTAGATCAGCCCAAAGTTGATCTGCTTGATGACCGACCGGCTGAAGTTGGCCTTGAGCATGTCGTTGATGGTGCCCATGACGGTGCGATGCACGTCCATCCACACGTTCGACTGGTAGGCCTGGAGCAGATCCCCGTCCTCGAAGTGAGCCAGGATGCGCAGCTCCTGCTGGCTGTAGTCCCGGTCGATGAGCACGTAGCCGGGCGGGGCCACGATGTAGCTGCGCACGAGGGGCAGTGGAGCGAGGTCCAAAGGGCACTTGGGCAGCGACTTGTCCTGGTGCTTCCAGATCGGCGCGAACTCCTTCGGGATGTTCTGGAAGTTGGGCGAGCTGGACATGCGCCCCGTGACTGCGCCCCGCGTTGCGGTGCCGTAATACTGCTTGAGCTGGTTCCAGCCGGTGTAGATCAGCCCACCCGAGGCCGTGGCCGTCAGCAGCCAGGGCTCCATGAAGGTTCCAAGGCAGGTGCTGAGCGAGGCTCGGTGGGCCAGGGCAGCGGCCAGGGTCGAATCTGTGATCGCCCGTGCCAGTGCAGCCTTGTCCGTCTTCCAAGCGCCTGTAGGTGTCTTGCCTAGGGCCTCTACGTCAACTTTCCCCGCAGCGACCAGGGCGTCGACCAGTGAGGCCCCGCTGTCGATGTTGAGACTCTTGATCTTCAACCTGCGCAGCACCCAGGCGTCGAGGGCTGTCAGATCCTGCTTGCCCCTGGCCACATCGGCGGTGAGCCGAGCCACATCGACGTCCACGCCCTGCCGCTCCATGTCAAGAAGGATCGGCATGAGTTGGCGCTCACGGTCGTAGGCCTCCAGCATTCCGCGCTTCTTGAGCGATGGCCAGAGCAGCTTGAACAGCTTCTCGGTGCGGATGACATCGCCGTTGGCGTAGCGACCCACCAGGTCGCCAGGAGCCTTCGAGATGAACGCGCCCCAGTTCTTCGAGGCCTTGGTCACGATGCCTTGGGCGACGAGCCAATCCTTCACGGCGTCGCGCTCCTCAGGCGGCATGCCGAGCAGGCGCGCAGCACTCTGCTTCAAGCCGTGGCTGGCAGCGTGCGGGTCGTCGAGGAAGACCATGAACATCGTGTCATGCAGGCGCTCCCATGGGAGAGGCGGCATCCCCATGTGAGTGAGTGCGCAGTCGTAGTCAAACTTTTGATGGTGCGCTAGTAAATTACGGCCCGAATCCCACGCGGCTTTTAGCGCAGCCTTGGCCTCCTCGAAAGTGCAGTTGTTTTCAGATGGATGCCCGAAGGCGTAGTAGCGTGATTTTTGGCCGCTCCACTTGATGGATACACCTGCTGGAGCTGGTGGGTAGGCTGGCCTGGATTCTATAGAAGCCGTTTCAAAATCATAGGTGATGAATGCAGGACTACCCACGACGCTGCTCCTTCATAGCTTTACGCTTCGCTCGATACTCCTCAGTGGCCCATAGCTTGGACATGGCAGAAGAGTGAGCTGCTTTTGTTTCAGCAGAATTGTGCTTGGCCCGAAGAGCTTCACCCATGGAGCCACTCCATCGCTTGCGCAAAGACTCGGACGCTTTTGGGTAAACCTTTCCAGACCTGGCCTTGCCTATGGCATCACCCCTACGAGCGTTTACGTCTGGCCTACGTTGAGAATCTGCAATCTCGGCAGCATGCTCAGCACGGTGACAAGCTCGGCACAAAGTCTCTAAGTTCCTCACGACGTTGTTGGAGATGTCTCTGTCTTTGTGGTGAACAACCAAGCTGGAGCCCAGCCCACACCTTTCACAGGCTTCTTTCACCGCATATCCGAGCTTAGCGTATCCTGGCTTACTTGGCCTTTGCTTGCGTGCGTCGGTTGGACCTAGCCGTGCGTTCAAGCTCACCTCTCTCGCGCTTAGCGCGAAGACGATTGATGCGGGAATGGATGCGGTACAGGATGCGGAGCGAGGCCTTGGCGCGAAGCGCAGCGGCAAGCACCTGCTTGGCAAAAGCCTCATCCCCCTTCAGCAGCGCTGCGTTGAGGACGGTCCAGTTCTTCAGGGCTTCGGTGGGCTTCATGCGGGCCTCGTAGATGAGGCCCTGGGCTTGTCAGACCCAGGGCCGTGGTGTGATGGTGCCTAGCTATAGCGGCGAGCAGCCTTGGGCTTGGTGCCCTTGGCAGGCTCGACCTTCGGGGCAGCCGGGGCGAAGGCGAAGGTGATGTCCTCGACGGCCTCCTGGTAGCGCTTATATACGCTGTCCATGAGGGTGTTGGGGATCTCGGCCAGGGTGTCATACTGCTGGACGAACGCGGGCAGGCCACCGGAGGGATTCTGCACGCTGCGGAGGAGTGTGAACATGCTCCACATGGGACGGCCCAGCACCTTGGCCGTGTCCGCAGTGACCTTGCTCAGCGTCTTCACGCTGGTCACGGGCACCTTGACGTAGGCCAACACGGAGGTGTCGATCTGCTCGGGCTTGGTGAAGGCCTCGAACTTGCCGTTGGCCTGCATCGTGCCCGCCTGGATGACGGCGAGGCGACGGGTGTTCTGGCAGGCCTTGCCCTTGCCCTGCTTGGCCGATGAGAACTGATTGAACGGGCAGGTGGCGCAGTCGTCGTGCGCCCGAGCCGTGCAGTCCTTGTGCGGTGCTAGCTCGGCGCGACCGTCCCAGGTGTCCACCCCGACGACATTGCCCTCGGCGTCGAAGCGGCCCAGGGCGTAGCAGTCGGGCGGCGCGGGGTTGTTGGGGTCGTAGCTGCCTGCGTAGTAGAGGTTCGCCGGGATCTGATCGAGGATGATGATGGGCGCACCCTGGGCCAGCACCGCGCCCTGGAACTTGAGTTGCCCGTTGGTGTTGAAGAAGGGTCGGGCGACGGCGTTCGCCTCGACCTTCGCGGCGACGACAGCCGACTCGGCCATCCTCGCTTCCCAGGTGTTAACTTGCATCTTCGGTGCGGTCTTCGCCATGAGGGGTCTCCGTGGCATGTGAGGTGGTTGAAAGATCCCAGCGCCAGACGACCCAGCGCTGGGGAAGTGTTAACTCGTGGGCGGCTCGTCAGGAAGTCCTGCGAGATGGGCGATGTGATCGGGGTCGATCAGAGGGTCCACTTCACGTAGAAGGCCTGTGATGATCTTCGCTGAAGTCGGTTCATCTACGAGATGGATTGGGTTTGAGAATTCAACCGAGTGCATGAGCCGTGCGATCACAGCCGCCAGATCAGGCAAGGGAATTCGGTAGCCTCGCTGGTAGAACTTGAGCACGCGCAGCATCGAACCACCGGCCTCCTCAATTCGGGTTGGTGAGCGGTATACCAGGCGCTTGGCTGCGAGGTCAGCGTAGAAGTCAGGATCACAGCACGAGCACCATACCTCTCCGTTCCACCAGATAGCGGAGCGCGCAATGGTGAAGTCGAAAGAGTCAATGGCCGCTTCCGGTGTGTCGAAGGTCCAGCGATGCACGAACTGCGCAGGAATGGGCTTCAGCTTGACGGTGTAGGCATTGTCAGATTGGTGGATCTTCGTGTCACCGCAGGCCTTGGAAAGTTCCAGCGCAGCAGCAGCAGCAACGTCTTTCGACGGGGTCATAATGTCGATGTCGGATACCTGCTCATTGGCCACACAGGCTCGAATGAAGCCACCAGCCACGAACAGCGCACTGGGCCTTGACTTGACAAGTTCGCGCACATGAAACGGAAGCCTACGCACGCAGAAGAGAAGGTCATGAATAGATAGTTCGGGCATGTTTGAATCTCCGTGAGGGTAGTTGCTGGGGAAGGTTCCACGCTGCAAGGCCGTCACCTACAACCGCGCTCCGTAGAAGTGCTAGACCTTGTTCAGCGAGACCTTGGCGCGGGGGAAGGCGATGATGCCGGGCACCTTCTTGCCGTCGTCCCACAGGTCTTTGATGTGCGCGCTCTTCAGCGCCTTGGTGAAGATGTCCCAGTCCCCCGTCTTGCGGACGTAGGCCTGGGTCTTGCTGATGTCCTCGATCTGAGGCACGTCCTCGATGAGAATGGTGGCTCGGGCCTGCTTGCCCGACACGCCCGTAGCGTCGTCCTTGGGCAGCTCGTTGATGAGCCGGGCCTCGATCTCGATGCGCTCCTCGTCCAGATCCTTGACCTTCTTGGCCAGGTCCGACTTGAGGTTCTTGATGATGTAGAGGCGGTCAGCGCAGGCTGCCAGCGTCTTGGGGGTTGCCATGAGGGGTCTCCGTGAGATGGGTATGCTACCACGTCGTTAGGGCAGCAACCAGTTATTTGATGCCGAGCTGCAGCTCAACGGCTGCGAGGGTTGGGGCGAAGTAGGCCACGATGCCGAGCAGCACCGCGAGCAGGGCGATGGTGTTGATGATACGAGCACGCTTGTCGACGGGGTTCATCGCATCGACTCCGCAGCATCGGTGAAGTCGCGGTCCTCGCCATCGGCATACTGCCGCAGCGGAGCGTCGTCCTCGGCGTAGACCACCTGGCCGCGCTCGAACGTGGGCTCGCCCTTGGTATTGCGCGTGTGGCTGCGCTGGCCCTTGCGGACGCGGAACCCTGCGTCGTTCCACTGCTGAAGTGTGAGAGCTTTCATGTGGGGTCTCCGTGATGGGTGGCCAGGTCTCTGGCGCTGAGTAGAAGCTACAACCACCGAAGTGACGATGCAACTATTTATTTTCAGCCAAGCACGAGCGCTGCAACTGCCAGCAAACAGGACAGTAGCCCAACCACTACGACCGCAGACAGCAGGTCTCGCAACCATGTTACGGGCTCCTTGGCGAGCAGTTGTGCGAGCCAGATCAGCACCACACCGACCATGCAACTCAGAACGACGAGCATCAACTTAGCGGCTAGAGACATGGCTGCTCCTGGACAGTTACGGACGGTCGGGGTGGTCGCCGTGGTCATCCATGGCGAGGTCGGGAAAGCGGCGGTCCAAGGCTTCGACCTCGGCAACCGCGATGGCGGCAAGCTGGATCAGGCGGCGGCGCCCTTTGCTGATGGAGCCCATGCAGAGCATCCTTCGAGCCCAGCCGTTGTAATCCGCGATGATTTCGTGCCAGTCGAGCGGGTTGTTCTTGTCGTCCCGCTCAACGCCCCACTTTGAGTTCTGGCGATGCCGCTCTGCCTGCACTTCTAGGAGCACCGGGTTGGTGGTTTCAAGCGGGTAAGGGTAGAAGCCTGTTTCGCTCACGGTTTCCCCTTTCGTGGGAGGGTCGTGCAGATGGACATCAGCCTTTCGGCTGGGCTTGGTTGAGGTTGTAGGCGGCAGTCAGCCCTGGGTGTGCCTTGACCTCGCTTCCCCGGATGAACTCCATGCGGTAGCCATCGGGATAGTGCGCTCGGAACTCTTCGTGGCGGTCCTCACGGGTTCCTTCAAGGATTCCGAGGTCGGCTGGCATGTATGCTTCGGATGAGCAGGTGTGCCCACCTAGTCCTGTCCCGTCCTGGGCAAGCAGGACAGCCTGCATCCACCCGTGGTTGCCGCCATTGTTGAACCCGTAGATCACGGGCAGTTCATCAACAGGCTTTCCGTGTGGATTGAAAACTGCGGTTCGCCTGCCTTCGTAGGTGTGAATATGCTGGGCTTCGTAGAGTGCTTCAGCGGCTCGGGTGGTCACAGGGTCCTCCTTTCGAGGGTTGTGCAGATGGATAGTTACGGTTCGGGGTTGGTTCCAACAAACTCGACTTCGGTGAACTTGTCTCCAGACCAGCGGTAAACGATTCCATCGTTAACGCAGAACACGATGCCGCCTTCAATTTCAAAGAAGTAGGGTGTCGGGGTGGAAGTGATATAACCCGTGTCGATCATGGTTCCTCCAGATGGGCATCAGCGGTGAATGAAAAACTTGATGCCATCGGTGGCGGTCAAGGTGGACGCGATGCCCAGGGTTGTGAATATTCGGTCTATCCAGTCGATCTGGTGGATCTCTGCCTGATTCTCGGGTTCGAAGAGCAGGGTGGGCTTCTCGTCGCCAATGGATTCAACGCGGAATTTCATGTGCCCTCCTTCGGCGGGGTGATCTTGGACAAAATCAATCAAGGTTGAGGGCGCGGCGCACCACGGCTTCGCGCATTTCGGGTTCGATGCCACCCAGGAAGAACTGAGAGCCGTTGAGGATAGCGTTGACACAGGCTTCTTCGGTCTGTTTCTTCTGGTTCTTGGCGGTTATCTCACATTGCATTTCCATCTCGGTATCGTGGAAGTTCTGGAGCGCCTTGTATTCGGTCACACGCGCTTCCAGTTCCGTGATTTGAGCCCTGTATGTATCGAGCGCGTCCTTGCACTTCGCCCACACAGCTTCGTGAGCGGTAATTGTGGCTTCCAGGTTGATGACCATTGCGCGGAGGGCTTCGTTTTCCTCATGGGTGCAGATCAGGCACGGCTCCAGGTAGGGGTAGCCGTGTTTCTTGCAGGGCGTTCCGACTCCCATTGGCATGGTGGTCCTTTCTGGACAGCTACAGCCGATGGGACTGGCAGTAGCGAATGATGGTTAAGCAAAGGTCGCAGTTGATAGGATCTTCTGTTGGCCTGCCCTGCTCTTCGCCAATCCAGTCGGTGGTCCCGCACAGGGTCACATTCCCAGAGAGGCCATCGGCTGCGGCGTGAACATCGCCCTGGTTCGGGTCATAGATGCGCTCGAATTCAGGCTTCGCCATGTCGGGCTCCTGGGCAGGAGCGGCATCGCCGCTAGGTTGATGGGTCTGATTTCGGAAGATCCGCAGACGCTTGGCGGGCCTTACCCCCGTGCCGCATCAGCCACTCGCGGGCAGTCTGCTCGTGTGTCTGGTGGCCGTTGGCCGCCTCGCCTGCGATGGACCGAAAGAACACCAGCGCGTCGGTGTAGGCACCCTCCAGCCGTTTACGCTCAGCTTCGAGGCTGAGGAGCTTCAACCCGACGGGCTGGCGCAGCACCCGCTGATGGGCCTCCACAGCCTCCAGGGGACGCTCTACGAGCCCGCCGAGCAGATCACCCAGCGAACGGTGTGCTGCGTCACGCACGCCCAACGGGGCATAGCCGAGCGCCACTTGCAGGTCCTCCATGGCTTGATCGGAGATGGTCGACATTGGGTAGCTCCTCGACAGAGATGATGCGGATGTCAGCATAGGCGTCCCACAGCTTCAGGATGGCCTGATCTCGGGTCTCAGCGGTGCGGACCGCTGCGATGCGCATGAGCTTGCCGCTCTCGCCCTTCGCACGCCCGGAGAAGATGATCTTGAACTCAGCCACGTCGGTTACTCCACGGAAGGGCATCGAGCTGCTTCTGCAGCAGGTGCTTGGGCATGTAGTAGGCGAGTCCGCAGGCACTGAGCCGACGGGCCTCGTAGCGGTCGCACATGAGGCCGTAGATGGCCAGCGCGTAGAAGATGGCGACGAGCAGGACGATGATGTAGACGGCGGTCATCGGCGCACCCGTCCGCAGCAAGGGCACTTCACGCGCAACCTGAGGACATTCGCACAGCGGAGGTGTGCTAGCTTGCGCATGTCCTCTGCGGGGCCGATGACCCACTTGGCTGGGACACTCACCCACGGCAAGCCCGGTTTCGTGATGTCGTACCCGAAGTAGCCTTTTAGTTTCACCGCAACCAACAAGGGGGCTCTACCTCTAGCCCACTCATACGCATCCTGTGGTGTTTGGAACTCAGACCAGGGGATCATAGCTCTTCTCCTCTACCCGCAGCGCGGGCAGGTAAGTTGGATGGACGACCACCCAACGGTGCGTGTGATCTTCTTCGCGCCACCACACTCAGGGCAGGGCCTGTGCAGGGCGATGTGCAGCGCGTCGTTGTAGTGTGCCCGCAGCTCGTCGAACTCGGCAGCGTCACCCCCAAGGTCGGGGTGAAGCAGGCGTGCCTTGTCACGGAACGCCTGCTTCACCTCGTCCGAGGTCGCTGAGGGCATGAGGCCCAGGGCGGCGAAAGGGCAGGTCACTTCAGACCTGTCTTGACGCGCTCGATCTTCTGCTCGGCCTCGTGGAGGGCCGTGGTGAGCCTGGCCACCTCTTTTTCAAGGCGCACCTCAAGCGCGCCAGGAAACCTAGACTCCTCCAGCATAGTAACTCGGTTAAGCAACTCGAACATCTGCTCGCCAAGATCCTTGCCCATGAACATGGCGCGCATATCAGCCCCGCACTTATAGCACTTTTGCATCACAGCCCCCTCACTTGGTCGAGCACGTCGAAGTAGCCTGCGCCGTCCACAGCGTTGTCGCGCTTCGGGCTGCCCGTATCGCGGGCGATCTTGAGCAGCACCATGGCGACGGCCAAGTCCTCAGCGGTCACATCTGCGAGGCCAGGTCTGCCGGTCGATCGGCACAGGTCGCGCCATCGGCTGAAGTTGTCGGCGGGGCTGCCATAAGCCGCCTGCCGAGGCCCATTGACCAGGGCCTCGGCTTCGGAGAGAACTGACTTCCGGCGGCTCATGTCACTTCTCCAGCAGACCGTTGACGAACGCGATCAGCTCCGGCTTGGTGGTCGGGATGTCGAGCGGCTCGATCAACAGGTCACGCTTCTTGAGGTCGCCGTTGTTGTCCAGCAGGGCCTGACGGGCGATGCGGGCCTCGGCTTCGCTGGCGGCGACCTTCAGCAGGTTGCCCCCGAGCTGCTTCGTGGTAGAGATGCTTTGGCAGCGCATCATTCCCCCTTTACAGAGATGGAAAAATCCGCATGCACGGTATACATGTATTCGATGTCTCCGTGAACCTCAGTATCGTAACCGTAGCCGAGCACGAACGACTCAGCGTTGTCCGCCAAAGGCAGCCCAGCAGACGCCATCTTGTCTCGAAACTTACGCGTCCCATCGTCCGACTCGTTCATGAATCGCTGGCCAATCCTCGCCAGCAGGTAAGGCCCATCAAAGAACCCACGGGCCAGCTCGAACTCAGCCACCACCTTTTCAAGTATGGGCATGACACCACTCGGGTACCCATCAGAGTGCTTATAGAGCCTGACGGGCTCACCAGAAACTTCGATCTGGCAGCGTGTGGACATCACGCACCGCCCTTCAGCGCAGCCTTGATGGCCGCATGGGCACGCTTCTCGCCCACCTTGATGCCAGCCTCGTGGGCCTTGTCCAGGCGGATGGGCATGGTGGACTTGCCCACCTTAACCATGGTCACCACGTCTGCCTTGTGCTTGGCCTCAAGCGCCTTGACCTCGGCCTTGTGCTCAGCCTTGAGCTTCTTGATCTCGGCAGCGTGGGCTTTGTCGGCGACGGCCACGGCCTTGCTGCGGACCTTCTCCAGCATCGCGCTGAGGTCGCTGGAAGCTTCGACCTTGGGCTTGGCCTCGCGGGGCTTCCGCTCCTTCTTCGCCTTCGGGGCTTCAGCGGCCACAGCCTGCTGAGCGCCCTTCTCGACGGCCTGCTCCCACGGGGCCTTGACGGTGGCCACAGCGGGCGGCAGGGGGTTGGCGGCAGCCATGGCCTCCTTGGCGCTGGGCACGGCCTTCTTGGCCGCAGCGGCGTCGGTGCGGGCCTTGATCCGCGCATTGAGCGCGTCGTCGGCGTCCTTGCGCTTGTCGGCAGCCGTGGGCTTGGGTGTGGTGGGCTTCTTCTCGGCCATGTGGATGGCTCCTGGTTGGCTCAGCCGGTGCTGAGCGGGGTTGAACTTAAAATTTTGAAAGAAGGGCTTCGACCACTGAAAAAGGAGCCATTACACGGAGCTGGTCAGCTTGGGCGGCCCGGGCGGAGGCCCAGGCGGAGGCCCAGGCGGCGGCCAGGGTGGACCCCCAGGCGTCGTCACTGGCGGCGGCCCAGGCGGCACTGGCGGCCCTGGCGGCATCACTGGCGGCCCTAGCGGCATCACTGGCGGACCAGGCGGCCCTGGCGGCCCAGGCGGCCCAGGCGGCATCACTGGCGGCCCTGGCGGCATCACTGGCGGCCCTGGCGGCATCACTGGCGGCATCACTGGCGGCGTCTAATTCATCTTGTGTGGCGGCCCCAACCGCGAAACGCTCGGCTACTTCAACGGCAGTTCGGCTCCGGGCATCTGTTAGGAGGTCCCACACCTTTCGGCCATCCACCAAAGGTGTCTCTCTGGCACACCAGCAGGCATAAAGACGCAGGACTTTATCGTCGGCGTAGTTCAGCTCCTTGAGCAGCCAGAGCATCCAATCCGACCGTCGGCACGTTTGCCAAGCTGTCTGTGGATCGGGTTGGGATGCCAACCACTCTGCAGCTTCGATGCAGGGGCTCAGGGTTGCGGGAAGTTCCATGGCGTTCCTCCAGTGAAGGGTGGGTGCTCTACGGCACGGGCTCAGTATACGACCTTTCCACCCGCGCAACCAGTTATTTTTGGCAGGTTTGGCAGAACCAGCGCCAACCACGGAAGTCCTTAGTTTCGTATAACTTAGGCTCCATGAGCTGACTGCAGTGGGAGCAGCCTTCTAGCTGAACGTATGCGCCGGGGTGCGAGTAGCGGCTCTTCTTGGCCTCAGTGAGCGCAGACTCCAGCACCTTGATACTCGGCTCAAGCACACCCAAGTGGACCTCGGTGGGCTTGGCGCTGGCTCCCACCAACCCTTTGACGATGTCGAGTAGGTGCTTGATCTCATCCCCTCTGGCTCTGGCCAGGCCTTCCCAGGTATCGTTGCTCATGGTTTCTCCTTGTCTGTGGTTGAGTTGAAGTAGAAGTCGCATAGGTGCTGCACGTAGGGCCTGAGCATGTCGGCCAGCGTGGTGGCCGGGGGCAAGCAGGCGGCCTCGACCAGAGAGCACAGCTCCGTGGTGCTGACCTGGCACACGCCGCGCGGCCCACTCAGGATGGTGGTGGTGATGATGACTGGCTCGGATAGCTCAATGTGCGGGAAGCTGCGGCTCATGTGGAGCAGCTCCTCTAGCTGTGAGATGCGGCGTGCCTGGTGGGTGATTACCTCGTCCTTGGTCATAAATATCTCCAATCTGGTGGTAGTTGGGTTGGTTGAATGTCACGAACACGGATGCCTTCGCTAGGCATGTTATCGGGACTGCTCCACCACTCATCTTCTGCTAAACCCACGCCGCCGAAGAAGTGGTCTCGGCGCGTTAACCAGAAGTAGCGGAGTATGATCGTGTAGCGCCTATCGCCTGGGCACGGGACCGCCTCGTAACCCACATTCACGATGCGATCATTACGCCGCCCCAGCTTTCGTAAGTTTGCTTTGGTTATGTAAATCGGGCTTTCCGTGCAGCGCACATACTCATCTGGTGGAATGTCCCACGTCCAAACGATGCTCACAGCACACCTCCTTTGGTGGCCTCGACATGCTTTCGGATCTGAAGTGGTGTGGCCTTGGCCCACTTCTCAGCGTTGCGGATGATGAAGAACCTATCTTGCCGCTCGGGCTCGTTCTTTGGGTGCCACCTAAGTTGTTGTATACGCTCAAAACCAGCAGAGCGGAGCGTTTGTGCCATGCCTGTGGCCTTCAGGGTGGTGAAGGCATCCTCCTTCTTGAACAAATTAAGCATCTCCTGACTGGTATAGAGGTCTGAGGTAAGTGGGGCGTTGCCGTGGCGCAAGAAGTAGTCGGGTGTGGCCTTGAGCCTGTGGCACCAGTTCGCATGGCTACTTCGTCCAGCCTCGATCATGTCCTCCTTGGCCGAGGTCATCGGTGGTGCGACGGTGGGGTTGAAGTCGGACAGGTCCACGTTAAGCAGAAAGTGGTGGACAGCCGAGATGCTATCGGGGTTCTTGAACCAGAGGTCTAGCATGGCGAAGAACTCAGGCTTACGTGCCGTGTCGACCACCTCCCAGATGAAGAACCGGCGGTCCTTGTCGTCGATGAATACGGCGGATGGACGATTGGAGTTGAAGATGAAGTTGCACACGTTTGGAAGCTCATACTCAGGAATATACTTCTCGTTTACAGGCACTGTAGGCGATGTGATGAGGCCTTTGATCTGATCCGCCACCTCATGGCTGTCGCTGCCTGTGATCTCATTACCGATGATGAACTGTTTGTTCTTGACCCAGCCCGTGAAGCTGCCCGCCAAGTCGCGTTGGCCCACCTCTCGCCAATTGTCTTTACCGTAGATGGCACCCAGGATGTAGGCCAGGAACGACTTGCCGACCCCCTGGTTCTCAGACCAGATAACGACGGCAGACAGCAGCTTCCCGCCTGGGTTCTGAATGGGGTAGGCGGCCCACTGCAAGAACCACTTCAGCGCGACCTTGCCTTCGCGGTCGGTGCCGAAGATGTAGTCGAGTAACTGCACAAAGGGCTTAATGTCGCCCTTCTTCGGCTCACTGCCCCACCCCGACCACAGGTTCAAATCGCACGGGCTCTCCAGAAACCGTGGTTGCCCTGGCGCGTAAGTGATGCTGCTAACACTGGTGCGCAGGGGCCACGACAACCACCTGTCAGCCAAGGGCACCAGCTTATAGGACATGTCACCGTCCTTGTTGAGGAGCTGCTCTGGCACACGGTTGTTGTCGTAGTGGGCTTTAAATGATGCAAGCTGCAGGGGGCGCAGGCTGTTCAAGTCAACGACAGACATGGGGTCGCACACCTTCACGAAGCGCTCGTTCATGCGCCACAACGATTGTGCGATGGTCATGCTCTCTTTGCTCTCGCACAACGCCACGAAGTCGTGCAGCGTATGCTCAAGGAAGTAGTCGTCCAGCCCCATCTTACCTCCGCTGATAGGGTCGGGCAGGTTCACGGTAAATGGAATGGCACCAAAGCTCTCAAGGCGTTGGGCCAGTGTGTTGAGTGCGGCCACGACGTTGGGGTTAGAGCGCCCATCATTATCGAAGCAGATGATGACCCTGCGCCCCGGCCACTCGATGTCGACCAGCTCGGGGAGCAGGTCGTAGCCTGTCTTGTGGGCCACCAGGTTGGACACACCCCCAAGCCCGATGGTAGGCACGCCCATGCTGCAGGCCTTGGCGGCCTTAAGCTCACCCTCTGTAAATACGAGGGGGACATCTGTGTCTTTAAGCACAGATGGCCAGTCCTGACCTACAGGGGCGAAGTAGGCGCACACCCCAATGTTGGACGGCTGCATGTAGCGGATGGGCTTTCCATCCTTCTGAGTGGGCACCGTCGGACCTAGATAGCGGATGCGGAAGAAGGGTGGGAAGCCGGGCCTATGGCGCATGGGCTGTGCAGTGCGGGGGTCGATGTAGTTGATGCGCAGGGATGGGCAGGGGGCGAAGGTGGGCGAGATGCCTGAGGTCTCTTCCGCTGTGAGGGGCTGCATATGAAGCGCGTCCAAGCCAATGGCATCCAACCCGGAACTGCGGAGCTTGTCGATGGCGAGCAACTTAACGCTCATCCGACTCTCCGCATGGTGGCCTTCACACGACTACCACGGAAGATGATCACAGTCTCAATGGGCTCACCTCGGCGTGCTGAGAGCAGCAAACGAAGGTAGGAGAATGAGAACTGCATCGCGTGGGCTGCCCACTCGAAGTCCCCGGAAGCTTTCACAGCCTTATCATCGGTCCAAGGCTCGTAGCCGGGGGCATCCGGCCCATCGGGGCGGGAAAATTGGACCTCGTAGGTATGTCGAGGCCGTCCTCGTCGGGACATAGGGACTCCTTTTCTAGTAGGAGTTTATTCTAGGTTCATTCGAGGGTGGGCGCAACCATGCTACCTTGGGTAAATGTAAAATATGAAGGATCACTACAATTTACCGTAAATGCTTCAGTTCAAAGTGAAGCACTGAAGCAGGCCAAACGCAATGGTGGCGCGGCTCTTGCCAAATCTGCTTCACTTCATTTCCCATTGTCCCTTACCTCAACTTCCTCCATATTCCTCTTTAATAATATTATTTATTTTTTTTTTTAAGTAAAGGGTATATAAAAAGAAACTTGAAGCAAAACCGCCTGAAAGCCGCGCCATTGCTGACTCTCCGTCTGCTTCACTTTCCCTTTCCAAAGTGAAGCAGGTGTGAAGCATATTTGTAAATTGGCAAGCACTGGCGCGGTTCTAGCCTCGCGTTTAAAGTGAAGCACCGTAGCTAATACATGGCGTAAGCCCAAGGTAGCTCCCATACTTCGCCGCATGTTGACGCCAAGGCAGTCCCTTTTCGTGAAGGAATACCTCGTCGACCTCAACGCGACGCAGGCAGCGATCCGTGCGGGATACTCCGAAAAAGGTGCGATGACACAAGGTTCGCTGCTATTGAGCAACCCAAAGGTCGCGCCAATGCTAGCTAAAGCGATGGCTGCGCGAGCGAAACGCACCGAGTTCAACGCTGATCGTGTGCTCAAGGAAATTGAGCGTGTGGCGACCGTTGACCCCATCGAGTTGTTCAACGAAGACGGCACGATGAAGCAGATCAGCGACATCCCCGAGGATGTGCGCAGGGCCATCGCCTCCGTCGATGTCACTGAGCTGTTCGAGTGGGAGGGTAAGGGTAAGGACAAGCACAAGGTCTGGGTCGGCTACCTCAAGCGCATCAGGCTCGTGCCGAAGAACGAGAGCCTCAACATGGCGGGCAGGCACTTCAAGATGTTCACCGACGTGCTCGACGTGAACGTGAACGACCTGGCCAGTGCGCTGGACAAGGCCAAGGCGCGGCGATGAGCACACTGGCTGCTGCTCCCCGCACGCGAGCACAGGTGGAGCAGGAGTTGGTCGAGCTGATCGCAAGCTGCCACGACGACCCCGTAGCCTTCGCCCGTGTGGCGTTTCCATGGGGCGAGGGTGAGCTGTCCGACTTCCCATGGACCGAGGATGTGTGTGGCCTGGATGACTGGCAGCTCCGTGTGCTGCAGGACATCCGCGACGGGCTGCTCACGCCCACCGAGGGCATCCAGGTCGTTCAGGAGGCTGTGGCGTCTGGGCACGGTGTAGGCAAGTCCGCGCTCGTGGCCGTCATCATCTTGTGGGCCATCAGCACCGAGCCCAACACCAAGGGAATTGTTACTGCGAACACCGAGAAGCAGCTCACCACGAAGACCTGGGCTGAGTTGGCGAAGTGGTTCCGCATGCTGATCTGCAAGCACTGGTTTGAGCTGACGGCCACTGCGATCTTCGCCCGCGACGAGGCCTACTCGAAGACCTGGCGCGTCGACATGATCCCCTGGTCTGAGAAGAACAGTGAGGCGTTCGCTGGTCTGCACAACAAGGGCCGACGTGTGCTGCTAGTGTTCGATGAGGCCTCGGCCATCCCCGACACGATATGGGAAGTGGCTGAGGGCGCACTCACGGACGAAGACACGCAGATCATTTTCTGCGCGTTCGGCAATCCGACCCGTGCGCGTGGCCGCTTCCGTGACTGCTTCAGCCGGTTCTCACATCGCTGGAAGCGCTACCAGGTGGACAGCCGCACAGCGCGCATCACGAACAAGAAGCAGCTCCAGGCCTGGATCGACGACTACGGCGTTGAAAGCGACTTCGTGAAGGTGCGTGTGTTGGGTCAGTTCCCCAGCGCTGATGTGAACGCGCTGTTCCTTGAAGCTGATGTCGACGCCGCGATGAGCCGCCTGCCCAAGAAGGGCTCGTTCGAGTTCATGGAGAAGGTGCTCGGCGTCGACGTGGCCAGGCAAGGTGGAGACGACAGCGCCATCGCCACGCGCCATGGCAGCCTGATCTACCCACTCCATCGCATGCACATTCCCGACTCGCAGCTCGTCGCGCAGGCTGTGGCTGTGCATCAGGACGCATTTGCTGGCACGAAGGGCCTCAACGACGACGGCACGCTGGTGGATGCGACGGGCGGCTACGGCACGGGCGTGGTCGATGCACTGCGTGCGATGAACCGCAGTTGCTTCGAGGTCTACTTCAGCGGCAAGGCCGCAGATCCGCGCTACTTCAACAAGCGCTCTGAGATGTTCTTCCTGTTCGCCAAGTGGGTGAAGGCGGGTGGCTGCCTACCCAAGGACAAGGCGCTGCGTGAGGAGTTGCTGGCGATGACCTACAGCTTCCAGGGCGACAAGTTCCGCCTGTGCGAGAAGGACGACATCCGCGAGGAGATCGGTCGCTCGCCCGATGCTGCCGACGCTTGCGCCTGCACGTTCGCTGTGCCCGTGTCCCCAAGCGCTCCGCAGATCGGATCGCCCATCCACGACGGACGCAGGCAGGCAGGCGTCGTCAACGACTACGACCCCTTCGACCCGAATAGGAGGATGTGACCATGTGCCTCGGTGGACCCAACATCCCTGCCGCTACGCCTCCGCCCGTCTCGGCCAAGGTCACGGACCCTGCGGTCGTCGCGGCGATGGACCGTGAGCGACAACGCCAAGCCGCTGCGGGCGGCAGACAGTCAACCATTCTCACGGGTGGCTCTGGCCTGACCATGCAGCAGGCCCCGCTCGTCCGCACTGTGCTGGGGCAGTGATATGACCCAGTCGATGCGCGACTTCCATCTGCAGCAGCTCAGCGAGCTGAAGTCTCAGCGCTCGGGGTTCATGCCCTACTGGCGCGACCTGACTGACTTCCTCGACCCCACCACGTCGCGCTACCTCATCACCGACCGCAACCACAACACGCGCAACATCCGCAATACGAAGATCGTGAACAGCCGAGCCACGCTGGCCCGCGAGACGCTGGTGCATGGCCTGTCGTCCGGTGTGACCAACCCCGCGCAACCGTGGTTCATGTTCAAGGCTGAAGATCCTGGCCTCAACACGTTCCGCGCCTCGAAGGTCTACCTCGACCTGGTGCGTGAGCGCATGGCCACGGTGTTCCTGCGCTCGAACCTCTACACGCAGTTGCCGCTGACCTACGCGGGCATTGGCAGCCACGGCATCGACGCCTTCGAGCTGCTGGCCGACCCCGTCACCACCGTGCGCTGCTACGGCTACCCCATCGGCAGCTACATGCTCGGCGCCAACGATCGGCTCGTCATCGACACAGCCTACCGCGAGTTCCAGATGACGGTGGGGCAGCTCGTGCAGAAGTTCGGGCTGGAGAACTGCACCGACGCAACGAAGACGGCCTACCGCAACAAGCAGTATGAGCGATGGGTCACGGTCGTCCGTGCCATTCATCCCAACCGCGACAAGACGATGAATCCTGTGGAGGCCAAGAACAAGGCCTTCCTGTCTGCCTATTGGGAGTGGGGATCTCCTGCGGACCAGTATCTAAAGCTCAGCGGCTTCGACAGCTTCCCTGTCATCGCGCCTCGCTGGCAGGCCGTGGGCGAGGACGTCTACTCCACAAGCTGCCCTGGCATGCGTGCGCTGGGTGATGTGATCCAGCTCCAGATGGAGGAGAAGCGCAAGGTTACGCTGGTCGACAAGCACAACACGCCACCGATGACCGCGCCCTCGTCCATGGAGAAGAAGCTCATCTCCAATCTGCCTGGTGGCATCACCTACATCGACGTGATGTCGGGCCAGCAGGGCATGGTGCCTGCGTATCAGACCAGCCTCGCGGGCATGCAGTTCCTACTGGAGGACATCGAGAAGGTCGGGCAGCGTATTGACGACGCCTTCTACAAGAACCTGTTCCTCATGGTCTCCCAGCTCGACCGCGAGGCTACGGCCTACGAGATCGCTGCTCGCCAGGAGGAGAAGCTCCTCGCGCTCGGGCCCGTCTACATGCGGCTCAACGATGAGCTGCTCGACACGACGGTGAACCGCACGCTGGAGATGATGATCGAGCAGTCGCGCCCTTACTGGGAAGGACGACTCAACGGCGACCCTCTGCTGCCACCGCCCCCGCCCGAGCTGATGGGCGCGAAGCTCACGATTCAATACAACAACGTGATGAGCCAGGCGATGAAGGCTGTGGGCATCAACTCCATCGAGCGCACCTTCACCTTCGCGGGCAGCATCCAGCCCGCTTTCCCCGAGGTGCTGGACAACCTGAACGCCGACAAGGCGATCATCTACTACGCCGACGTGAACGGCACACCGCCCGACCTGCTCAACGACGAGCAGACCGTGAAGCAGATCCGCGCTGGCCGCGCTCAGCAGCAGCAGGCGCAGCAGGCCATGGCTGCGGCTCAGCAGGGCTCGCAGGTGGCCAAGAACTTAGGCACCACTCCGCTGTCTGACAACAACGCACTGGCTCAGCTCCTGGGCCGCGTCCAAACCCCTGTGCCTCAAGGAGGTCAAGCGTGACCAGCAACCCGCCCAGTCCTGACAAGACCAGCTCTGGCGACTGCCCTGTGCTCCTTGAACTTCCGCAGTTCAAGGGCAACCGCAGGACGTGGCACGTCAACAAGAGCATCGACCTTGGCAACCTGCTGGTGGCCTTCGGCATGTTCGTGTCGGCCATGATCTACGTGCTTACCAGGCTGGGCAGTCAGGACGTGAAGATCAACTCCGTTGAGGAGGGCCTCAAGAGCGAGCACGCCGTCAACATCCAGCAGGATGAGCTGGCTCGGCGCAACGATGACCGCGTGAACCAGAAGCTCGACAAACTCGACGACAAGCTATCCCAGATGCTTGAGCGGAGACGGTGATGGTCAAGAACGCCGATCTTCTCAAGATGCCCACGCCTCCGGTCCACGAGGCTGACTTCAACTCAGGCGACATCAAGTCAGTCGCCAAGCGGCAGACGCGAGCTGAGGCCGAGGCCATGCGGAAGAAGAACGACATGCTGACCATCCTCAACATGCCCGAGGGTCGACGCACGCTCTACAACCTGCTGGGCAGCTTCGGGCTCTATCAAGATCCGTTCTCCACCAACGCGCTGTCCATGTCCAACATGAGCGGGCTTCGTAAAGCCGCTCTGATTCTACTGGCCGAGATCGAGGCTGCTGATCCCATGGCCTTCATCCTCATGCAGCAGGAAAACATCACCAAGGAGGGCTCCAATGCCTGAAGATACGACCGCCTCGGCCACCAACCAAACAGCCGACGCCAGCACTGCCAGCACCGACACCGCCGCGTCCACCACTCAAACCGACGCGACCAAGACCGATGCTGCCAGCACGACCCCTGCGACCGACACCAAGGCCGCAGAGGGCAAGACCGCGGACCAGGGGAAGACGGACGCCAAGGCAGACGAGCAGACCAAAACGGATGCTCAGCCCAACGTGCCGGACGCCTACGAGTTCAAAGCACCCGAAGGGACCACCATCGACAAGGCAGGCGTCGAGGTCTTCACTCCGCTGTTCAAGGAAGCGAAGCTCGACAATGCCACCGCACAGAAGTTCCTCGACACCTACGCCAGCTACCAGGGTCAACTGCTCGCCAAGCAAGCAGAGACCTGGCTGGAGACCGCGAAGGCAGACAAGGAGATCGGCGGCGACAAGTTCGATGGCACCGCGAAGATGGCACAAGCTGCCTTCGCCAAGTGGGCGTCCCCCGAGCTGAAGACGCTCCTGGAGACCACGGGCCTGGGCAACCACCCCGAGCTGCTGCGCACCTTCGCCAAGATCGGCGCGGCAGGCCAGGAAGACAGCACTTTCGTCAAGGGCTCGGGTGGGCAAGCTGCTTCCACCGCCCAAGTCCTCTACCCCAACGAATCCAAGTAAGGAGGCCCAACCATGGCCGCTCTCACCAACTCCTACCCGACGCTGCTCGACGTTGCGCAGCGGCTCGACCCCGGTGGTCAGATCGACAAGATCGCCGAGCTTCTCAGCGCCATCAATCCGGTGCTCGACTACCTGCCCATGATGGAGGGCAACCTCCCCACCGGCCACAAGTCCACCGTGCGCGACTACCTGCCCACCGCTTCCTTCCGCAAGCTCTACGGGGTTGTGTCGGCAGGCAAGAGCGGGACCTCGCAGATCATCGACTCCTGCGGCATGATCGAGCAGTATGCTGTGATCGACAAGGCCCTGGCCGACCTGGCTGGGAACGCGGGCGAGTTCCGGTTGTCCGAGGCCAAGGCCTACATCGAGGCCATGGGTCAGAAGGCTGCCTCCTCGCTGTTCTACGCCAACGAGACCCTCGTTCCCGAGGGTTTCACTGGCCTGGCCCCTCGCTACGCCAGCAAGACCGCCAACAACTCCGACAACCTGATCGACGGTGGAGGCGTGGCCGGGCAGACCGACTGCACCTCCATCTGGCTCCTCGGCTTCAGCCCCGACACCTGCTTCGGCATCTACCCCAAGGGCAGCCAGGCGGGTCTGCAGCGCAACGACAAGGGCCAGATGACCCTCCAGAACTTCAACGGCGGCACCGGCTTCATGGAAGCCTACGTCGACCACTTCCGCTGGGATCTCGGCCTCGTGCTGCGTGACTGGCGCTACTGCGTGCGCATCCACTCCATCGACACCAGCACGCTAACTGCCGATGCCGCGACGGGCGCGGACCTCATCACCCTGATGGTGCAGGCCGAGGAGCACATCCCCAGCCTGAGCAACGCCAACTTCGTGTGGTGCGGCAACCGCAAGATCATGCAGTATCTCCGCACCCAGAAGATCAAGAAGGTCGCCTACAACCTCACCGATGAGACCGTGGGTGGGAAGCACGTCACGATGTTCGACGGCATCCCCTTCCTCCGCACGGACGCCCTCGTCAACACCGAAACCAGCCTCAACTAAGGAGCCCAGACATGGCCATCCTCGATACCCTCAACCAGTTCTGCTCCGGCACCGCCTTCAATGGAGGTGGGGTGGGGCTCTACCTCATCGGTTCGCAGATCGACATGCTCAAGACGAGCCCCCTGCCCGGCAACTCGGACAGCATCTACTTCGTGGCGGAACTGGCCACGGACATGACCGGCGCGGGCAGCTCCGTCTCCATCGAGCTGGCGTCCGATGGCACCGCCGCCATCGCCGTGGACGGCAGCCAGACCACGCACTTCATCAGCGCCACCGTCGCCCTCGCCAACGCGAAGGCGGGGACGCGGATCTGTGCGGTCGAGCTGCCCCGTGGGTCCTACCAGCAGTTCCTCGGTGTGATCCAGCACACCATCGGCGCGGCCATCACTGGCGGCACGATCAACTGCTACCTCACCAACGATCCGACGGCTCACGACGTGACCCCGGCTCCCTTCCAGGCCTAACCGCCTGACCCCATGATCGGTGCCCTGGGCTCCCACTCACGCCAGAGCTAACCACCCTAGCTGTCCACCAGACACCAGCGGGCTCGGGGCACCGATCACTTTCCAAGGAGACACACCATGAGTGAAAACAGCAATCTGGTCGAGGTGGTCGCCACGCGCCCCGGCTTCAATTCTGCCAAGGGCGAGTTCGTCGAGAAGGGTCAGACCACGCTCGTGACCGAGGCCATGGCTGCCAACGCTGACAAGGCTGCCAAGGGCGGCAACCCCACCTGGTTCAAGCGACTCCGTAATGCAGCGGGCGAGGTCGTCGTCGATGTCGAGGAGCTGATCGAGAAGACCGAAGGCTTCGTCGAGGCCACGCTCAGCGAACTGGGCAGCGAGATGGCGAAGAACACGAAGGGCAAGGGCTGGAAGGCCTAAGGAGATACCATGGCGACTGCACCCGTAGACGTTTTCAACCTGGCGCTGTCTCGTTGCGGCGTCTACAACAATGCGGTCGCTGACGTGAACGAGAACACGAAGCAGGCTGGAGTCTGCCGCGTGTTCTACGACCAGTGCCGACGCTACATCCTGCGGGACTTCCCTTGGCGCTTCGCCGAGCGCAGGGTGCAGCTCAGTGCTCTGGCCAACCCACCGACGAACTGGAGCTACAAGTATCCGTATCCGCCCGACTGTCTGATGGTGCGCTACCTGGTCGTCCCCGGCATGCGCAACCAGCGCGTCGATCAGTGCGTGCCCATCCAGGTGATGAACGACGCCGTAGACGGCAAGGTGCTCGTCTCGGATATGAGCCCCGCCGAGTTGTGCTACACCACGGACGTGTCTGATCTCAACATCTGGGATGACGTGGCCGTGTCCGCGCTGGCCTACCGACTCGCGGGCGAGATCGTGATGCCACTGTCCATGGACCCCAACCTCGTCGGGATGATGACCTCGGGCTATCTCAAGGAGGTATCCAGGGCCGCAGCGGCGATGCTCAACGAGGGTTCACCTGATGCTGAGCCTGCGAGCGCGTTCCTGGCTGCCCGTGGCTGGACCAGCGCCTACCCGCCCGATGGCCCACTCTACGGCAGCGGGGTGATGCAGTGACCAGCTTCATTCAGGCCTCGCTATCTGGCGGTGAGTTGAACCCTGCGCTTCATGGCATGGTCGACTTGGCGTTCTACAAGAACAGCCTGAAGACGCAACGCAACTTCATCACGAAGCCCTATGGCGGCATCGTCAATCGCACCGGCAGCCGCTACATCACCAGCACGAAGTCTAGCGGCAAGGCTCGGCTCATCCCATTCAGTTTCAGCACGACGCAGGCCTATGTGATCGAGTTCGGCGTCGGCTATCTGCGCATCTACGCCAATGGGGTGCAGCAGACCTACACATGGCCTGGTCCTGCTGGGTGGGTGACGGCCACACGCTACGCCATCGGCGACTATGTGGCACAGGCAGGGGTCTACTACTACTGCCTCGTTGCCCACACCTCGGGGGTGTTCGCTACGGATCTGGCAGCAGGCGACTGGTATGCGCTTACCATGTCGGTGCCAGGTAGCACGGGTATCCTTGAAGTTCCTACCCCCTACACAGCCCTGGACCTGCCCTCGTTGAAGTTCACACAGTCTGCCGATGTGCTGACTGTGTGTCACCCCAATCACCCACCGATGCAGCTTTCGCGCTACTCGGATGTGAAGTGGACGTTCCAGGAGCAGGTGCTCAACCTTGGGCCGTTTCAGCGCGTGAACGTGACCAAGGGGACGACGATCTGGGCTTCTGCCAACGTGGGTAACGTCACGCTGCACGCAAGCCAGGATCTTTTCTACGCCACGCAGATTGGACAACTCTTCTACCTTGAGCAGAAGGATCTTGGGCAGGCCTGGGAGCCTGGCAAGGCCATCTCCGCCAATGACGTTCGCCGGGCTAACGGGAAGTATTACTCGGCCCTCACCACTGGCACTACCGGGCAGAACATTCCAGCAGGCACCGACGACCGCTGGAACGATGGTGGCGTGGACTGGGCCTACCTGCACAGCGGCTTCGGTGTGTGCAGAATCAGCGCCATCACTGACACCAAAACAGCCACGGCCCTAGTCCTGAGTCGCTTGCCGGACGGCACTACGACCTCAGGTTACGGGTCGTCTATCAACATCACGGCTACCGCTGCAGATGCGTCAGGCTACACGAAGGGCACGGCAGCCGCGCACGGTCTCACCGTTGGATTCTATGGCACGAGCCTGGCTACCATCACCATCTTCGGTGTGTCTGTCACGATGAGCCTCGACATCAAGGTGCTGGACGCGAACACCATTCTGTTCTACATCGCCTACGGCACGGGCGGCTTCGGGCTATCGGGCAATATCATCAGCAGCTTCTTGCCGCCACTGGCCTCCAACGCCTCAGCCTCCTACAAGTGGGCCTTCGGCGCGTTCGGCAATCCTGCCATCGGGGGCCCCGGGTATCCATCTGCTGTGACCTACTACCAGCAGCGCCTGTGCTTCGCGGGAACACCCAACGAGCCTGATACGGTGTGGATGAGCCGCACGAACAGCTACTCGGACTTCAGCACCTCTGGCCCGCTGAATGTGGTGGACGATGACTCGGTCACGTTCACCATCGCAGGCAATCAGGTGAACGCCGTGAAGAGCATGCTCCAGCTCGACAAGTTGCTGCTGCTCACCACGGGCGCTGTGTGGGCCACGGGCACGGGGCAGCAGACCGACGTGCTTACCCCGTCGAACCTCAGCGTGCGCATGCAGGGATATCGCGGCGTGTCTGATCTTCCTCCGCTCGGCGTAGGATCGGCAACGCTCTACGTGCAGTCGAAGGGCAAGGTGGTGCATGACCTGTCCTACCAGTTCGCCACGGACAACTACACGGGCGATGATCTCACTGCCAAGGCTGCTCACTTGACGGACGGTTACAGCCTGACAGAGTGGACGTTCCAGCAGTCCCCGCTGAGCTGTGTGTGGGCTGTGCGCAGCGACGGCACGCTCATCGGGCTCACCTATCTGCGTGAGCAGCAGGTGGTTGCGTGGCATCACCACGACACGTTGGGCACCTACGAGTCGGTGTGCTGCGTGAGCGAGGGCACAGAGGACGTGCTCTACGTGATCGTCAACCGCACCATCGGCGGCGTCACCAAGCGCTTCATCGAGCGCTTCGACACTCGTCTCGTGACCGACATCAACGACGCCTTCTTCGTGGACTGCGGTGCTACGTTCGATGGCCGCTACATGCCTGGCTCTACGTCCCTGTGGGACTGTGCTGTCACACTGTCAGGTGGAACGGTGTGGGACAGCACCGACGAGCTGACGCTCACAATGGGCGTATCGACAGGCGTGCCGTTCACCGGAGTGTCGGACATCGGCGACCAGGTGGTCGTGCCTGGGTCGGACGGGCAGGAGATCCGCGTCACCATCACGGCCTACACAGACCACTCTCACGCCAAGGGCAGGCCCGACCGCACCGTGCCTGTGACTGATCGCAACGTGGCCAAGGCTGGATGGGCGTGGGCACGCGACACCGTGGCCAACTTGACCTGGCTCGAAGGCCAGAGTGTCTCCGTGCTGGCGGATGGTGGTGTGCAGGCCGGGGGCTCGCAGCCGCTCAAGGTCGTGACGGGGGGCATCATCAGCCTCAGCCCTCCTGCTGTCCGTGCGCAGATCGGGCTGCCCTACAGCTCGGACTTCCAGCCGTTGCCTCTTGTGTCCGCGCAGCAGCAGATTCGGGATCGGATGAAGAACGTGCATACGGTGCGGGTCATCGTCAGCGAGACTCGCGGGCTAAGCATGGGATCGGACTTCGACCACCTCACCTACGAGTCGACGCTCGAGGCTCAGGCCAGCTACGGCATGCCGCCCAACCTCTACACGGGCGTGATCGAGCAGCGCCTCAACTCCACCTGGGACCGCGAGGGCCTGTTCGTGGGTCGGCACAGCGACCCGACGCCCATCGGCATCCTGGCCATCATGCCGGAGGTGGCCATTGGCGGTCTATGAGGTTCGCCCCGCGACCGACGAGCTGCTGGCAGAGGTCGCCAGCAGGCCCAGGAGCGCCGATGTCGAGGAGTTGTGGGCCGCGGGCCGTCTGACGCCCCTGGAGGCCGTGCAGATGGGCCAGCGCTTCGGCGAGGCCTACATCGGCATGGTGGACGGAGAGCCCGTGTGCGCCTTCGGTGTGACCCCCATCTCGGCGCTCTCGGGCCTGGGTGCCCCGTGGATGGTGGGCTCAACTGCGCTCGATGCTCACTTCCGTGGCTTCCTGCGAGGCTGTGGGCCGGTGGTGAGAGCGATGCTGTCTCAATGGCCCCGCCTCGTGAACTACGTCGACGCACGTAACCTGCGTGCTGTAAAGTGGTTGAAGTGGCTCGGCTTCATCATTCTGCCTCCGGTGCCCTACGGGCATGACGGGCTTCCATTCCACCCTTTCATCAAGGAGGCCTAGCATGTGCAGCCCCGCGCTCGTCATGGTGGCAGGGACCGCCTTTTCAGCCTACGGCCAGATCCAGCAGGGTCAGACTCAGCAGGCCATCGACAACCGCAACGCCACGGTGCTCAACTACCAGGCCTCGGATGCCGCTGTGCGCGGCTCTCAGGAGGAGCAGATCCAGCGCCAGAAGGTGCAGCAGCTCCTCGGTGCGCAGACCGCTGCTGCCGGTGCCAGCGGGGCCGATGTGTCATCCAAGAGTTTCGGCGATGTGATGACCCAGACCGCAGGCATGGGTGAGCTGGACGCTCAGCAGATCCGCATGAACGCCTTGCGCGAGGCCTGGGGCTTCAAGACTCAAGCTACTGGCCTACAGTGGCAGGGCCAAGCTGCCAAGCAGGCTGGGGTCATGGGCGGGATTGGCACGGCCATCACGGGCTTCGGCAAGGCCTATTCGATGATGAAGTAGGAGACAGGCCATGGCTCAGCTTCCGACCTACGACAACCCCCAGGTGCGAGCACAGCCCGCACAAGGCGGCGTGCTCAACCTACAGGCTCCTGATCTCGGCGGGGCCATTGGGCAGAGCCTCATGCACACGGGACAGGTGCTCAAGGAGGTGCAGTTCCACGCCGACAACCTCGCCTCAGAGGACGCTGCCAATCGCCTGCAGGAGTTTCAGGTTCAGCGGCTTGGCCAGTTCTACGCCCTGAAGGGCGAGGCGGCTATAAAGCCCGACTCGGATTCAGGGCTGTCCCCGTTGCAGCAGGCCACGCAGTCGATCAAGGACTACCAGCAGCAGCTCTCAGGCTCGCTCGGTGGCGGCGCACAAACCCTGTTCAAGCTGAAGACAGACCCCCACATCACGCAGTTCGAGGCCCAGGCACAGAGCCACACCTTGCGCGAGCTGGACAACTTCGCTGCCGATACCCTCATCGGCAAGCGTGATGTGAGCATGCAGGCCTCTGCGCTCGACCCGCAGACCGAAGCGAAGACAGGCACGAACCTAAACGCTACGCACGACGCGGCAGTTCTGGAGGCCAAGCGCCGGAACCTCACGGGCGACGCTGCACAGGGCTTCATCACTCAGTTCACCAGCCCGGTCGTAGCGACCACGCTCGACGCGCTCGTGAAGCAGGGTGCCGCCCCGCAGGCCAAGGCCTACCTGGAGGCCAACAAGGGCCTGATGACTGCTCAGGCCTACGAGCAGGCCACGCAGCAGACCACCAAGGGCCTGGACGTGGGCGCAGGCATGGACGCTGCCGACAAGGTGATCCAGGGCCTCACGCAGCCCGACGGCTCGTTCTCCCTGGAGGATGGCCTCGCAGCGCTTCGCCAGCAGCGCCAGTCGGGAACGCTCAGCACGGAGGTCTATCAGAACGCCGAGCAGGAGATGAAGGATCGGTTCTCCGTCCACAAGGTACAGACCGAGGCCACCACCTCGACGAACGAGGATGCGACGTGGGGCGTGTTCAACCAGACCCACAGCATCAGTGCGGTGCAGCTCAACCCCGCGTTCTCGAAGCTACCTCAACAGAAGCAGAACCAGGTCATCCAGCAGATGAAGGCCCAGCTCCAGCAGGACCAGAATGACCCCAACGTGCTTACCGCCCATCGGCAGGCCTATTGGGCTCTGACCACCGATCCCAACTTCCTCCAGATGAGTGATAGCGACATCCGCGCCAAGCAGGGTCAGCTCGGCCCGCAGATGACCGCTGAGGCCATGGACCAGAAGCACAAAATGCTGGCCTCACCCATCAAGGTGCAGCAGGTCCACATCGACCAGGACCAGGTAGCCTCTGAGCTTCGCTCTGCTGGCCTGCTCCCCGCCGATGGCGGGATCGACGATGCGGGCAAGAACATGCTCGCCGACCTCACCTACCAGCTCAAGCAGGCGCAGCAGGCCTCGGGGCAGGAGTGGTCGCTGGACAACACCAAGAAGCTGCTCCAGCCGCTCATCCAGAAGGTCGTGGTGGACAAGAACTGGTGGGGCGTCGACACCACGGAACCGGCCTATAAGCTGCGCATGCAGGGCGTGCAGGTGCCCGCGCAGTTCGCCTCGGATCTGGAGGAGACGAACAAGCAGCAGTGGCTCAAGTCCCACGTCGACCTCAAGGGGTATCAGCCGCTCTCGCTCCCGGAACTCTATCAGTCCTTCTACAACGCGAAGCAGAAGGGCATAATTGACGACAACGGCAACTACAAGCCAAAGACCAGCCTGACCGTCAACCAGCCCGCCATGATGCGAGGACACTGATGCCCGACCCTCAGCTCGACGACCTTCTCACGCAGAGCAAGCAGGAGCTGGAGAAGACGAATCAGCTTCAGGGTTCACTGGCCTACGGCATCGCGCAAGACCCCACGCAGCAGCGCCAGGTGCAGTCGACGGCCCGCTCGCTCGGCGTCTCGCCCGATCTGGTGCAGCAGAACCCCAAAGCCATGAACGAGGCCGCGAGGCTCAATGGTTTCGACTTCGACGCCTTCGCCCGCACCTACCCCATCACCACGCAGATCATGTCGAATCCGCTGACCGCAGCGGCTTCACACGACGACCTGGAGACCTACAAGACCATCGAGCAGCTAATGTCGGCCAACAATGCGGTGCTGCTGCCTGGTAGTTATGGTGTGCCAGTGCTACTGGGTAAGGGCACCATGCAGAGCTACGCAGCGTCTGTGTTGAACGCGCCTATGCAGGTTGGGGTTGAGCTGGCCCACAGCTTTTCTGGCCTTGGTAAGTGGGCTGGGGACTTCACAAAAGCACACCCAGCGCTATCCTACCTGACCGCGCTCAACCCAGCTATGGCCTTCATCAAGCCGCTGGGTGATGTGGTCAATAGCACCCCCGAGGTCGGCAGTACCCTTACTGGTGCATCGGATGCCGCCGAGAGCATGCTGCAAACGCTGGCCCCCATCTCCACCGGGGCAAAGGTCACCAACTTCGTTGCCAAGATGCCGTTTGAGATCGCCAAGTATGTAGCCTCCGGCCCGCTTGCTCCTGCTCTAATGGGAGCTGAGAGCTTCGGCAGCTCCTACTCTTCTGCGCGCAAAGCAGGATCATCTGTAGACCGCGCCACACTGGCTGCTGGTGTCAGTGGCACGCTGGGTATGGGGCTCGGGCTTGTGCCCGACTTTGGTAAGCCCGCTGAATCTTTCGCGGGCCTGCTGGGGCAGAAGACACTGCGCGGCATCGGACTTGGGACAGGCATGTTCTTGGGCAATGCGGGGGCGACAGCGATCTACTCGCCGGACCAGGCCGAGAAGATGCTAAAGGACCCGAGCGCTTGGGGTGAGTCTGTCGCTACGATGTTGGCCTTTGAGTATGCCGGAGTCGTGCAGCACGCAGGCGAGGCCTCTAGGGGCTTCAAGTTGATGAACGATCTCCAAGCTGCGGTGAAGGCCTCGAAGATGGCCGCTGAAGACCCGCAGGCGTTCCAGGATCACCTCAGCCAGCTCGCCAAGGGCACCGAGGTGGGCATGCCCGCTGACAGCTTCGTGCGCTACTGGCAGGCCCAGGGCGAAGATCCCACGGCCAAGGCACAGGAAATGGGCATCGACAACCTCAACGAGGCTGCTGCCACGGGCACCGACGTGCAGATTCCCATTGACCGCTTCCTCACGGCCACGGTGGGCACGCCGCACTTCGAGGAGCTGGCCAAGGACATCCGCCTCACCCCCGGCGCTCCCACACTGCGTGAGGCCGACCTGCAGGCGCAGAACTTCGCCGACAACGTGAAGGCGTCGCAGGCCGAGCTGCAGAAGATGGCCACCACCGAGACCGAGCACCCCGACCGCGAGGCGATCTTCGAGCGGACGCGGGCACAGCTCCTGGCTGCTGGCGGCGAGGCTGCCAAGACCGCTGATGAGACGGCTAAGTTGCTGACTAACTTCAGCATTAACATGGCTGGTCGCGCTTCCACGCCTGAAAAGCTCATCTCCCCGCAGGACATTGCCGATAGACTTAATATCTTCCGGGCCGAGCCTGGACAGGAGAACCCCGATGGCACCCCTGCAGTTTCAGCCCCTGGACGACGAGCACAAGGCCCGCTTCTCAGCAATGCTGGAGGCAGCGAAGAAGCGCGAGGACTCACTGCGCCCGAGCATGACGACATCCACGCAGCCCGCGTCGCTGATCTCCAGGGTCGGGACGGCGCTGAAGTCCTTGCTTTCACCCGCCTCTCGGACCTGAAGAACGCCGAGCGAACCGACCTCACCACGCCGCGCCTGGGCCTTCCGGCTACCGGCTATGTGGACGGAGACCAGCTCGGTGTGAGCGTCTACAAGTACGGTGTGCATGCGTGGGTCACGGCCCAGGTGCGAGACGGCCACCTCTACACCGGCACGTTGGATCAGTCCTCAGACACTGGCATCCCCGGTATTGGAACCGATCTGCTGCAGTCGCTGGGCCAGCTTGCGGTGGAGAAGTTTCCCGAGCTGAAGGGCGGCAATCTCTACGGCGTAGCCGGTGGTAAGATGCGCGGTGGCCAGCTCTACAGCGAGGGCATCGAGCGCACGCGCAACCGCTTCACCAACACGATCTGGGATGGGGTGAAGGCCAGCACGCCGATCAGTGATCTGCTCGACACGCGCTTCGACCGGCCCACCGAGATCAAGGGCGAGAGCGGCGATCCGATGGGGCAGATGTTCTACCAGCCCTCGCTTGGCGGCACCGACTCGCCCGCTTTCAAGGCGTGGTTCGGGCAGAGTCAAGTAACGGATGCCAAGGGTCGACCCCTCATCGTCTACCACGGCACCACAGGCGAGTTCGACACCTTCAGCCGTGCCAAGGCCAACCCTGAAAGTGACTGGGGGTCTGGCTTCTACTTCTCGAACAAGCCCGAGGACGTGGCTGCCAACTACGCAGGCGAGGGGCCCGACCTCACCAGTAAGATCGAGCGCCGTGCTGAGCAGATCGCCAGCGAGACAGGGCGAGAATACGATGACCCCGCAGTCATCGCGGAGGCCAAGGCTGAGTTCAAGGCCCACGAGGGCGCGACGCTGCCGGTGTTCCTGAAGATGGATACCCCGTTCGAGATTGGCGGCAAGAAGGAGACCTTCCTAGACTACGACGAGCCCATGGACGCTGAGGGTGAGTTCACGGGTGAGCCACCTACGGGCAAGCTGGCCAGCTTCATCGAGGCTCTGCGCGACGTGGCCTCGCGCTATTACGATGGTGAAGTGGACCAGCTCATCGGCACCATCATGGAAGAAGGATTTGATGGCGGCATGAAGGCTTCACGCCTCATGGACCTTGTCAACAAGGATGAGCAGTTCGCATACTACACCGACGAGAACGGCAACCTCAGCTCGAAGGAGATCGTGCGTGAGGCCCTACAGGAGGCGGGGTTCGACGGCATCATCGACCGCACGGTGAACCAGAAGTTTGGCTCAGAGAAGAAGGTGGGCAAGCAGATGGTGGGCATGACACCCGACACAGTGCATTACATCGTGTTCGAGCCCAACCAGGTCAAGTCGGCCACGGGCAATCGGGGCACGTTCGACCCCAACAACCCGAGCATGCTCTACCAATCCCCCGTGTTCTACTCAGCACTTGAGCGTGCTGTGCCCGACATGGCGAAGATCGCCGACAAGAACGGCGAGGTGCAGCCAGAGCAGGCGAAGGCGTGGCTGGCCGCTCGGCAGAAGGAGGGCAAGTTCAAGCAGGCCGAGCTGGACACCATCGGCGTGAACGACTGGCTCGACCTCCAGAAGGGCAAGGTGCCCGTCTCTGAGCTGCAGGCGTTCATAAAGCAGAACGGCGTGCAGGTGCAGGAGGTGTTCAAGGGTGGGGCGCCTGATGTCTATCACCACCGGATGTTGGACAATGGTAAATTCGAGGTCTTCAACCAGAGGACTGGCAAGGTCTATGGAACTTACTCTGATGTATTTGATGCTGGTGCTGCTATCGACCGTGCGTCTGGAGCAAGCGTTGACACCACCAAGTTTGGGGATTACACCCTGCCCGGTGGCACGGACTACCGCGAGCTGCTGCTCACGCTGCCCGTTGAAAAGGGCTCATCAACCCGCTTCGAGGTCCGTGGCCAGGGGCCTGGCGCAGAGTTGTTTGACACGGAGCTTGGGCATGTAGTTCGCCAAGGTTACTACGGCGACATGTTGGATGAGGCCGCACGCCGCAACGCTGAGCAGGTGGGGGGTATTCCACCGTTCCGATCCTCCCACTGGGACGAGCCCAACATCCTGGCGCACATCCGCTTCAACTCGCGCACCGACGCCGATGGTAAGCCGGTGCTGTTCATCGAAGAGATCCAGAGCGACTGGGGCCAGAAGGGGAAGAAGGAGGGGTTCGCTTCGCCCCAGCCTGCTGCCGACACTGCGCAGGCCAAGAAGGTGCTGGCCGAGGTTGATGCTCAGCTAACTGCTGCCTACGCAGAAAAGGACGCTGCCCAGACCAGGATCGACGACCTCTACAAGCAGGACAAGCAAAGTTCGGCGGCCCATCAGGCGTTCATGGACGCTCACGATAAGGTGGCCGAGCTTACGAAGGCCAGAACGGAGGCCAACAATAAGTTGTGGGCGCTGGAGCACGTTACCAGCACGCCTACCGCCCCCTTCGTCACCGACACGAAGGCCTGGGTGGCGCTGTCCCTCAAGCGCATGATCCGCTACGCCGCCGACAACGGCTTCGACCGCGTGGCGTTCGTGAACGGCGAGCAGAGCGCTGACCGCTACGATCTGAGCAAGAGCATTGATGATCTGTATTACAACCCGGACACCTGGAGACTAGTCGCCAAGAAGGACGGTAACCGGGTGATTGATGAGCAGTCTGTATCTCCCGACAAGTTAGAGGACTACATCGGGAAGGAAGCCGCGCAAAAGATCATGGCGCAGGAACCTTCTGCCAATGGGCTACGATCTCTGGAGGGTGAGAACCTCAAGGTCGGCGGGGAAGGAATGAAGGCCTTCTACGACAAGATCGTGCCTAGCGTGGCCAACGACGTGCTGAAGAAGTTGGGGGGCGGGAAGGTCGGTGAAGTTGATATACAGACGGGAGAACGGCCCCGCAAGAACCTTACTGGCGGCATCTTCACCATCAGCAGCAACGGTAAAGAATACTGGGTGTCTAACAGTGGTGGCCCGTTTGATGGGGACCAGGTAGGGCCTAGGTTTGCATCCTACTCCGAGGCGGCAAAGCACGAGGCTAGACTGCTGACCGGCTCGACGCCGCAGCTTGGCTTCGACATCACGCCTGAGCTGAAGGCCAAGGTGCAGGAGGGCATGCCGCTCTTCCAGCCCACCGCAGGCGCAGGTGGCCCTCGTGGCTTCCTGGAGTTCGGCAAGGACAACAAGTTCAACCTGGGCCTGCTCAACGACGACAAGAGCACGCCGATCCACGAGCTTGGCCACTTCTACCTGGAGGTGCTGCACGAGCTGTCCACCACGCCCGGCACGTCCGAGCAGGTGCGCAGCGACTACACCACCATCCGCAAGTGGCTCGGCGCTGAGGGCGATGCTCCGCTGACCGTGGACCAGCACGAGCAGTTCGCCCGTGCCCACGAGCTTTACATGCGTGAGGGCAAGGCCCCGACCGAGGGCCTGCGTGGTGCGTTCCAGCGCTTCGGTCGCTGGCTCACCAAGATCTACCAGACCGCCGAGCAGCTCCAGGTGCCCATGACCGACGAGGTGCGGGGCGTGTTCGACCGCCTCTACGCCAGCGACAGCGAGATTGAATCCGCCCGTAAGGCTGTGGGTGATCTGCCGATGTTCGCCACGGCCAAGGACATGGGCGTCACCGAGAAGGAGTTCCAGGCCTACAAGAAGCTCAAGGATTCGGAGATCACTTCCGCCAAGGAGAAGCTGCTCGCCGAGCTGACCCGCCAGCACGCCGACGAGCAGAAGGCCGAGTGGCGCGAGGGCCTGGCCCAGAAGCGCGACGAGGTGGCCGCTGAGTTGGACGCCGACCCCGCCTATCAGGCCCTCAAGGTTCTGGTGGCTGGCCACATGGAGGACGGCACGCCCGTGAAGCTCAGCCGCGAGGCCCTGGTCGAGCGCTACGGGGAAGCGAAGCTCAAGGAATTGGGCCGTGGCCAGGGGTTCGTCTACGCCAAGGAGGGCGGGATGGACGCCGACGCAGCCGCTCTGCTGCTGGGCCACGAGAGCGGCGACGCGCTGATCAACTCCCTCACTGGCCTGGAGCCCAGGGGCAAGCGCATCGCCCGCGAGGCCGAGGCTCGGATGAAGGCCGAGAAGGGCGACCTGATGAGCGACGAGTCTGCCCTGAAGGCCAAGGCCCTGGAGGAGCTGCACAGCACCAAGCGCGAAGAAGTGCTCGCTCTGGAGTTGAAAGCCCTAAACCGGCTGAAGAGGGGTGTCGCCCCCGTGGTGGAGTCCGCCAAAACCCAGCTCACGGCAGAGCAGCGGCAGGCCCAGGCTGATCGGGACGCCCTTGCCCAGGCCCAGGGTAGCGTCGCCAGGGCCGAGGCCCTTAAAAGTGCCTCAGAGAAGCGCTCTATCGAAGATTCCATGCCGCCGATGCGAGCATACCGGATCGCGGCGTCTGCTTTCGTGGACAACACCCCCCTGGTCAAGACGGACCCCAACAAGTATCTCCTCGCGCAGCGCAAGGCGGGCAAGGCTGCGTTCGACCTCCAGGGCAAGGGTGACTACGCCGGTGCTGCCGAGGCGAAGCAGCAGGAGATCCTCAACCACTTCATGTATCTCGAAGCGGTGAGGGCGAAGCAGAACGGAGAGAAGGCCTACCAGTTTGCGCAGAAGCTCCAGAAGCCCCAGGTCGTCGCCAAGCTGGCCAAGGCGGGCGGAACTTACCTCGACCAGGTGAACGCGCTGCTCGACCGCTTCGAGTTCGGGCGCGTGAGCAACGCCGAGTTGGCCCGGCGCGAAACGCTGGCCCAGTGGGTCGAGGCCCAGACCAACATGAACGAGGAGCCCGCCATCGCCGACAAGCTCCTCGACGAGAGCTTCAAGGTGAACTACCGCCAGCTCAACAACGCTGATCTGCGTGACCTGCACGACGCCCTGAAGAACATCCGGCACCTGGCCTACCGCCAGCTTGAGGTGCTGGTGGGCGACCGTCGCGTGGCCTTCGCGGATCTGATCGACCAGCTCGACTCGGCTGCGCGGGCCAACAACAAGGTCACGCCGCTGTCGCTGCCTGGGTCCACCGAGACCGCCTCGCAGAAGGCCCACGACTTCCTGGCTGGCAAGGACGCAGCCATGGTGAAGATCGAGCAGATGGTCAACTGGCTCGACGGCAACGATGTGAATGGGCCTTGGCATGAGGCGATCTGGAACCCCATCGCCAGGGCCGAGACTGCCGACTATGACCTCATCACGAAGGTCACGGGCAAGCTGATGGATGCCCTGGACCAGATGCCCAAGGAGCAGCAGAACAGCATGGCCGATGTCTTCCAGGTGGACGGCATCAACCAACCCCTCAACCGTCGCCAGCTCATCACGATGCTCTTCAACATGGGCACCGACATGAACAAGATGAAGCTGACCGAAGGCTTCGCCAACTACGGCTTCACACCTGAGACCGTTGACCGTGCTATCGGGAACCTGAATCGCTATGACACAGCTTTCGTGCAAAAAGCCTGGGATTCATTCGGCTACCTGTGGCCTAAAATAGTAGACCATCAAAAGGGATTTACTGGAGTCGAGCCCAAGCGCGAAGAGATCACCCCCTACACGGTTCGCTTCAAGGACGGCACGACCGAGACGCTTGAAGGCGGCTACTTCCCCCTGAAGGCTGCTGCAGGACGCTCCACCGTGGCGGGCAAGCAGGAGAGCAGCGGCACCGCGCTCTTCGACTATGGTGGAGGCTACGTCAAGGCCACCACCATGACCGGCCACACCAAGGAGCGCACGGCTGCGGTCTACCCACTGGACCTGGACTTCACCCACATCATCGCGCAGCACACCACGCAGGTGGTCAAGGATCTCACCCACCGCGAGGCCGTGATCCTGGCCAACCGGCTGCTCACCCACCCCACCGTGCGCAAGGCGATGCAGGAGACCATGGGCGATGCCTACACGGACCAGTTCATGCCCTGGCTCCGCAGCATCGTGAACGACCGCAACGGTGCCGCTGCCGCCTCGGCTTCTGCCTGGACCAGCGTGGCCACGGCCACGCGAGGCAACCTCGTGGCTGCGCTCCTGGGCTTCAAGTTCTCGACGGTCATCGTGCAGATGACCGACCCCCTGCGCGTCATCGGCCCCGGCGACTACCGCGTGCCCGTACCCACCTACAGCAAGGCGCTGCTCGACTATCTACAGCACCCCAACGACGTGACCAAGATGGTGCGCGAGCTGTCGGGTGAGATGCGCCACCGGCCCGAGAACCTCGACCGCGACATCCGGGCTCAGTGGGAGCACCTGCAGGGCGACGCCTCGTGGCGGGCGGCTTGGAACCGCAAGGCCTTCCACGGCCTCGGCATGGTGGACGCGCTCACCAGCGTGCCCTCGTGGCTCGGGGCTTACCGCCATGCGCTGAGCCAGGGCGAGACGCCTGAGAACGCCGTGCTCAAGGCCGACCGCACCGTGCGCCTGACGCTCATGTCCGGCTCGCCCAAGGACCTGCTCGGCGTGCAGCGCGACCCCAATACCCTCGCCAAGCTCATCACCATGTTCATGGGTGATGGCCCTGCGCAGTATGGCCTGCTCCGCAACGCAGGCCGAAAAGGTCTCGGGGGCATCCCCGAGTTCACCGCCGTGGCTGTGATGATGTCCCTGGCCAACATCATGGGCGATGCGCTCAAGGGTCAGAACCCGGCACCCAATGAGGACAAGGCGCTGTTCTACCTGCGCAAGGCTCTGCTTGCCTGGAGCCAACCCATCCCCATCGTTCGTGATCTGGCCACCTCGATTGACAGCGGTCTGGCGGGCAAGCCCTTCAGCGACTACCGGCTGTCGCCAGTTGTGTCCGTGGGCCAAAAGTTTGTGCAGATGCCAGTTCATACGATGAAGCTCATCGAAGGAAAGGAGGACTACCCTGACTATGCCATCAAGGCGTTCGATCTACTGGGCACGCTCTACGGTGTCGGCGGAACATCGCAGGCCGTGGCCTCGGCCAAGTATCTGCGCAGGGTCTACACGGGCGAAGAGAAGCCCGCGAACGCTGCCGAGCTGGTCTCCGGGGCAGTTCAAGGCAAGCCGAAGCAGGGGGTGAAGTAATGACGGTAACTCTTAGCAACGACGCAGCCTACGTCGGCTCCAACCCTGGGGGTGCCTACGTCTCGCCGCTCACAGGCAGCACCACCTCAGCGAACAGTCTGCTGCTCAATGGGCACGCAGATACTTACTTTCAAGTAAACTTGGGCTTCAGCGCCATCGCCAAACCCACCATCACCGGATCACGCGGGGGCAACGCAGCCCTGGCTTCGCTGCTCACCGCGCTCGACTCCTACAACATCATCACCGACTCCACCACCGCATAGGAGATGCCATGACCGTATCGGCTGTCGTCAACAAGATCGCCTTCCCCGGCCCTGGCGGCACGGTGTTCGCGTGCAACTTCCCCATCGTGCAGGCCTCGGATGTGGAGGTCTACAAGACAGACCAGACCACCGATGCGGTGGTGGGCAGCGCCCTGGTAAACGCTACCGACTACGCCATCTCGGGTGTGGGCGGCACCGGCTTCACCGTCACGCTGACCGCAGACCTGGGGGCCTATGGGCTGCTCATCCGGCGCGTCGAGGCGCTGACCATGGGCACGAACCTGCCCGATGAGGGCAACCTGCGGGCCAGCAGCATTCAGGCCGCGCTCGACAAGCTGGCCCGCCTAGCGCAGCAGCTCCAGGAGCAGCTTAGCCGCAGCCTGCACACGGCCATCTCGGGCCTAACCGCTGACTGGACCGTGCCCGAGCCTGGCGGCGACGGCTACGTGCTGGGCAACGTGGGCAAGAAGTTCGTCTGGTTGGCCGCCGCCTCGGCCCAGTTGGCGGCGGATCTACTCAGCACGGCCATCGGCAAAGGCGCCGCCCTCATCGGCTACCTCGCCCCCTATACCGGGGCTGTGGCGAGGACGCAGTACGATAAGAACGCTGATGTGATCAGCGTCAAAGACTTTGGCGCAAAGGGCGATGGGGTGACAGACGATACGGCAGCTTTCCGAGCTGCGGCACTGGCCCTGTCCACAACGGGCGGGACCATCCTAGTGCCTGTGGGTGTCTACATCGTGAAGTCCTGCCGTCTCTACCCTGGGACCAGGATGCTCGGTGCAGGCAGCGGGAACACCTTCCTGAAAAATCCGGCTGCCATGACCTCGGCGGATCGAGTCACCAACGATGGCGCGGGTAACAACCTGGACGGCCTAGCCATGTTCTACAACGCATATCCTGCGGGTGCCCGGCTGGCTGGCATCTGCCTCGAAGGTATGACGCTGGATGGGAATGCGGCCAACCAAGTTCTGAACGGCATCAAGCGGTCATGGGGAACTTACTTCAATGGTGTTACGAAACTTCAGCTCATCGACTGCGTGTTCCAGAACTGGCTGAACCACGGTGCCTGCGCCAAGGAAGCTGACCGCTCCATCGTTGATCGTTGCCAGTTCTTAACCAACGGCCAATGCTATCTGATCCCACTTTGGAACCCAGCCGATGGCGCAAACCCTGGTGGTGATGGTTTCGTCTGGTTGAGCCAATGCTATGACAACGTGGTCCAGAACTCCATTGCCGTGGGCAACGCATCCATCGGATTTGAGGATGAAGGGCGATTTGGGTCATACCTGCTGGCGAACCGGAACAGGCGCAACAAGTGGGTGAACCTACTGTCACAGACAAACCTGGACCATGGATTCCTGGCCCTGTTCACTGATGATTGCGTCTATGAGAACTGCTTATCCCAGGGTGGTGGAACCAACGGGTGGAACATCGTCGGGACTCAGAATTGCACCCTGACGAATGTGAACGTCTATTTGGCTGGCAACCACGGGATCTACTGCCGACCTGAAGCCTATGGTGCCGATGGCATCAACAAGAATCTGAAGATCCAAAACGCCGTGATCACCCAAAGCTCCCAACGGGCGCTGGTCATCGACACAGTTCAGGGCGGCTCATTCACTGGAATCTGGGTTCGGGGTGTGGGTGGTTCATACGCCGTGACCCTCTCGGGTGGTCTATCTTCCGATATCGAGCTTCAAGTCGACTATGACGGCGCTGTGGCAACTCAGGCCCAGTACGGTGTTTACTCATACAACGCCACCAACCTCACCGTCAGGGGCTCCACAGTTAAGGGGTGCTCTAGCCACAACATCTGGATTGACGGCTCAGCGTTGGGGAACACTGGGATCGTCATTAGAGACACCACCTCAACGGGTTCCGGGGCGCAAGGCATCAGCTTCACGGGAGGTTCTTTGACTGGCTACAACAATGCCGTTCTCAACTGCGTTGTCACCGGGAATACAACCCCCATGAATATTGTGGACTACCAGATCAGCGCGGCCAACCTCATCGGCTACCGGAAGACGGTTTACCAGAATGCGGCCCCCATCGCTGGAACCTGGGTCGCGGGTGATCGGATCATCAACAATGCCCCCACGGTCGGTCAGGCCAAAGCCTGGGTCTGCACGGTGGCGGGAACTCCTGGCACCTGGGTATCTGAGGGGAACCTGTGATGAACTTCGACCAAGCATTCCAACGACTCATCGACAGCGAGGGCGGCTACACCAATAACCCCGCCGACCCTGGCGGTGAGACCAAGTTCGGCATCAGCAAGCGCAGCTACCCTGACGTGGACATTGCCAATCTCACACTCGATGGGGCGAAGGCCATCTACCTGCGCGACTTCTGGAACCCACTGGGGGACGCGCACCCAGCCATCAAGTTCCAGTGCTTCGACTTTGCCGTGAACTCGGGGATTGGCGCGGCGATCCGCAAGCTCCAACTTGCCGTGGGCGTGGCCGATGACGGGCACTGGGGACCGCAGAGCGCGGCGGCTCTTGCGGCGATGGACCTCAACGACGTGCTGATGCGCTTCGCGGCGCAACGACTGATCTTCATGACTTCACTCTCTACTTGGGACTCGTTCGGCAAGGGCTGGGCGCGTCGCATCGCCAAGGATCTTCTCTATGCAGCGGAGGACAACTGATGAGCGCCTGGGACAACATCAAACCGTTCGTGAGCAAGTTTGCACCCATCGTCGGGGCGGCTCTTGGCGGGCCGCTGGGAGGTGCTGCCGGGGCACTCCTGGCCAACGCACTAGGCGTGAAGGACGCCGACCCCAAGAGCATCGAGCAGGCTATCAAGA